TCAGGCCTTATGGTGGAAATAATCACTCAGGCGGGAAAACATGCCGCCTTCCCCGACAGATTCCAGGGTAACCAGCGGCCAGTGCGCCACCTGTTTATCACGGTCGTAAAGTTCAATTTCCCCTACCCGCTGATGGGCGCTAATTGGCGCGGTGAGCTCTTTACCATCAAGGGTATATTTGGCTTTGATATGTGGAATTTCGGCTTTCGGTAGCACCATCCAGAACTCTTGTTCCGTTCCCAGGTCGATATTTTCTTTATCGCCATACCAGATGCGTTCCGTTCCGACCTTTTTCCCACGGTGCAAAATTTGCACCGTAGTAAAGTTTTGTTGCCCCCAACGCAGTAATTTTCTTGCCTCTTCCTCACGACCTTTTGCACTGTCAGCCCCCATTACCACTGCAATGAGACGACGCTGCCCATCTACAGCCGAAGCAATGAGATTAAACCCGGCACCAGAAGTATGACCCGTTTTCAGGCCGTCAACATTCATGGTTTTATCCCACAACAACCCGTTACGGTTTTGCTGGGTGATACCGTTCCAGGTGAGATTTTTCTCACTGTACATATGATAAAACTCGGGCTCGCCGTGGATGATAGCGCGAGAAAGCACAGCTAAATCATAAGCCGAGCTATGCTGGCCAGGTGCATCCAGACCATGCACTGTTTCAAAATGCGTATCATTGAGATGCAGCTTCTCGGCATAGTTGTTCATCATTTCAACAAACTGCCGTTGCCCACCGGCAATATAGTCAGCCAGAGCAACACAAGCGTCATTTCCGGAATCCACAATTAAACCACGGCTTAAATCACGTACCGATACGCGATCGCCCTCTTTCAAAAACATCAGTGAAGAACCGACAAACACCGGATTATCTTTCGCCCACGCATCGCGCCCCACGGTGACAATATCGTCTGGCGTAATGCGATGACTATCGATAGCGCGATCCACGACATAACCCGTCATCAGCTTTGTCAGGCTGGCGGGATTGCGCTGTTGATGCTCATTACCCGCGGTGAGGATCTGACCGGTGGTGTAATCCATCAGTACCCAGGACCCGGCATGAATCTGTGGAGGCTGAGGTGAAAAAGGAATGTTTTCCGCCGCAAAACCAGACGATAAGTTAAAAACGAACAAAGAAGCAGCAATAATAAGACGGCGTTTCAACAGCAAACCCTCAGGAGTTTCAAATAGCTGTTCTTTTTACGGAAATACTTATGAACTGGCTGGAATAAAGTGCAAGAAAATGTGACTACTCTCTCATTTTTATCTGACATGATCTGTTGCCACTCGCTGTCAAATTGTTGCGCTAAAGCTGATTAGCACGGTGATATTTGATACTCTGGCAGACAGCAGAAATAACGGATTTAACCTAATGATGAATGACGGTAAGCAACAATCTACCTTTTTGTTTCACGATTACGCGCAACACCCCTGAGAACCGCCATGAACAAGGGTTTCATGATTTGTGATTTTAGTTTGGTACGCAATTTGGTACACAACACAATTTTCACCTCAGTTGGTAGTCATCAAACTCACCATAACGAGCATCGTTGATGATGTATGTGATCACCACAAATATCACATCTGGACTAGTTCCGTCTTCATGCGCAGGTATCTGTTCATGACTACCTGTCTGCAAACCAGTAATAAGCTATTACAGTGTGATAGTGATGCATCAACTACGATAAATGCAGAGAAATGATGCAGTGGTGGGCGGATTGGCTTGATGAAAAGGTGGAGTGATCAGCCTTAACCACTATCTAACAGCACAAAGCATTGCAATCCAGTACAAAGCTTTGTGTGTATAAGTTTTTAATAGTTTATAAATACTTTTGTTTTATTAAAAAAGCACCTAAACATCATATTTTATATTCAACACAAAATATTATACCGTAAGTGCCTGTTAAATCACCTCTTTTTAACGATGTGCCGTCTGACTTAACAAAAATAACCCCACTGTTTGATATCACTTGAGCCCTTATTAGAGGTGGGACACCTCCGTTAGAAAAATTAATTTTTCCAGCGCCACTAAATGAATTTGTGATAACAGAGTCAGAAACAGGATTTAAAGGGACTGAAACTACAATTTCATCAGATGATGCACCTGTTGATATATCTGTTGTTGCAATTTGACAATTAACAATAACGCGACTTCCCAATACGTTATATTTACCGCTATATGCGCTAAGATTTATATTATTTGAGCCATATTTTAAAATTGGTTGATACGTTACATGCGTACTGTTTATATTAAATGATGATGAGTTTCCTTCGAATAATGTTGTTGGAGAAGTTTGCTTGCTTACATCAAATGCATCTACTGTTATACTTGGAGATGTAGCATTATGAAATGTATTCCCTGTAATAGAAAGTCTCTGGCAGTTAGCACCTCTAAATATTAAGGCGGTAGCACCTGAAAGATAGCTCTGTTCAAAAATATTATTACTTATAGTTACAGAATCAGATTGAGCACCAACATGTACAACATGTAATGTATTGTACAATGTGGTATTTCCGGTAACCAGCAATCTCTCGGCGGAACCTGAACATATAACAATACCATGCATATATTGATTATCTTCTGATGGTAAGAAACTCCTATTGTAAAAATTCCTTAATATATTATTAGAAATTATTGAATCAACTATTCTCTTTGACTCAACAAAACCATACGCAAATGAAGCAATTGATGTATTTCCGCTAAATAAGGAATGCTGAATAGTGCAGTCTGCCCCAATAAACGCCCTATCCATTTGAAATATATCGTTATTTATAAAGCTGACATCATTTATAAAGTCTTTTTCAACACCAGATCCTGTGACCCTAATGCCGACCCCAACTGTATCAAACCTTGTATCTGATATATGATAATTTCTCATCCCTGTTTCAGCTGTGTTGTTACCAGTACCCCAAGAAGACACATCGCATACAATTTCCAGTGCTGTTCCAGAAAAGAACAACAGACCACCTGCGCAATGGAATCCTCTACCATGTAGTTTAACAATCGTTTCTGCTCCACCTAGATGCGCCGTAGAGTTTATTCTTACATCACAATCTGCTGATCCGTTTGACGGCTTTACTTCCAACAGCGAATAAGATCTTTCTGATATGTCAGCGTTTCTTTTTAATGAACCAAGCAGCTCAATGTCTGTAATTATAATGTACCCTACATTGCTAAATATACATGATTCACCATATGTGTCCGGTGTAAAATAAATTCTTGTATTAATAGAGCCAGCACCTCTAATCTGCAAACCAAAACCAAGAGATGATGGAATAACCAATTGTTTAACTCGATAATTACCTGGTGGGACGTATATTTCTCTTACACCACCATTATAAATTGTAGGTATATTACATATTGCATTTATGGCATCTTGAAAAAAGGATGTGTCATCGCTCCCTTTTTGTGTTTTTTCATTCCAATCTCCAATAGCGCCAAAATCTTTGACATTTACAGATACTAGATAGTTATTTAATATATCAATTTCATTACCAACCGTTGTATCTCTGTGTTTAATAAAATAGGCACCATTCTCACTCTCAAGATCTGCCCTTAACTGATCGGGATCATACTTAAGCACATTAGGAAAATAGAATTGCTGTGCACCGTACGCATCATAAACAGCCATAGAATGGCCTTGCACAGTAACGAATTTGGCAATCTGTCCGTTATATACCGGATATCCAGCAGCGTTAATGATGATTGGTTGAGAAACAGGAACATGAGAGCCGTCTTCGTTCTCTACATAAACCGGAATCTGGTTTTCAGTATTTACCGGGTCAGTGTCAATTTTACCGATATAAATTTTGCCATTGGCTACGGCTTTAAAAGAACGAGCCATAGTGAAGAGTTGCGAAGGCATACTCACTACAACATTGGCATTTATTGAATCTGTCATTTAATTTGCTCCAGATGCAAGGAATCGCCGCAGCATGGCTACGGTGAATTTTGGGCATAAAAAAACCCAGCCGAAGCTGGGTCGTTGCGTTGGTTATCTGTCAGTAGTTATGTACTGAAGGAGGTAATTCTTTATTCTTAAGTCTCATCCATGCGGAAAGATTCGTTGGTCCGTCTGGCTCATTAATATCAACATCTCGTGTGTGGTTTATTAAAACGTCTCTCGCCATTCCGATAACATACGAGAACTCATGACCGTAGTCGTAGCATCTGCCGGAATAGTTCGATTGAATTTGTTTTAATGCCGGATACAGTTCGCGGAATAATGCCTGTGAACGGTTGGCATAATCCCATAGCCATACAAGGCTGTTTGCTTCTTTTGCAGAAAGCTCGTTGACTTTCCTCTCTTGTTTGCCGATGAACTCTCCTTCAAGCGGAACGCGAGCTGCAAGTGACAGTGCTTCGGTAAACTGCTCCTCACTAATTTCTTTGTACGAACATCCAAAATGGGATTTCAGTGACGACCACATGGTGATCATCGCCTTAGCCTGTTTTTCTTTTGGCAGAGACTGACCGCGACTCATGACGAGTTGTTTAATGGCTTCCTGCTGTTCAGTGGTGATTTTACCCGGCAACGCCTTTTTAACTTTGCGTGGGTTAACTACATGGCCTTTAGTCCAGTAGTCATGCAGCACGCTAAAGCATTCCTCCTGGTACTGAATCAGTTTATCACGGATGTCAGCACGAACTTTCTCAGGGTTGATGCTGAACAGCCATCCATTTAGCTTCTTCAAAGGAAGGCAGAGTAGCTTACGAAGCTTCCCATCAGCGGCAACCATGTTCATATGAACACAGTTGAATTTGCTAATCTGCTTCATGAGTTTTGTTTGCTGCGTTGACCAGCTCATTCCAAGGTTTTCAACGATTGGCTTCATCGCAACATATGCAACTCCGGCAGCCATGGCGGTGATAATTTGCTGACCGTTGAATGGTACGTAAGAGGTGTTCACTGCTTCTAAAATTGCTATACTATTCATGTTGGTTTTTCTCCACGGATTTACTGACAACCGAAGCCCTGACTGTTCCCGCAGTTGGGGCTTCAACTTTACGCGCCAATGCGCCCTTCCTTCTTAAAGCTGTCCATTACTCTCTGATAAATCTCAGAGTTAACAGACCGACCATTCTCTTCCGCCACCTTGCGTACCAAATCCAACACTTCTTTAGGCCACCGCAAATTGAACTGCGGCATTTTGCTCATTCCTTTCATATTCACCTCACAATATGGGTCCACCGTGGACCTATTGAGAATATAGTAGAGTGCTTCTATCATGTCAATACACTAACTTGGAGTGATGGCATGGCTAGAGACGATCCGCACTTTAACTTCCGTATGCCTTTGGAAGTAAGAGAAAAATTGAAATTAAGAGCCGAGGCTAACGGAAGGTCAATGAACTCTGAGTTATTACAAATCGTTCAGGATGCACTATCAAAACCATCACCGATTACAGGATATCGCGACGAAGCTGAACGCTTGGCTGATCAGCAGGCTGAGCAGTTCAAGGCTATAGTGTTTGAGACACTTAAAAAGATTTATGAAAAGGATTTGAAATGAGATTTCTATCACTGTTCTTGTTAGCAGTTGTCTCTTCTTCCAGTGCTGAGCTGCGCGAGCTTCAAACGGGTAATGACCTTCTTTACAACATTCAACAAGGTAAAAAGGGTGATGATTTTTCATCGCTTTACATTACTGGATATTTGCGCGGAGTAACTGACTCATTGATACTAATTGGTTCTCTATGTCCTCCTGATGGCGTTGACATGTATCAATACACCGATATCGTTGAGAAATATCTAAACAAAAACCCAGAATCAAGAAATGAGAGCGCAGTTATACTAACCGCCCTAGCAGTAGGAAAAACATTTCCGTGCAAAAAGAATCAATAACAATAAGGGCTTAAAATGAAATTGATTATAGCAATGGCTTTCCTTGTCTTCTCGTTTTCTGTCTCAGCAGAGTGCTGGGTCGTTGGGGATATGCACGGAATAAGCTATTCAGAACGAAATAATTTTCAACCGGAAGAAGATGGTTTTAGTGGAACATTCATCATTAAGACAAACGGTGAAGATGCCAGTATCACATATTCTGGGACGGATGCGGGCGGCATGGCTTACAAAGCATTGTCTAAAAACTCCATCATTGGAATCGGCGCGAATGGCGAAACTCAACGAGTTATCGACTCATGGGTAATACATCCTAATGGAACAGTTTTAATGTCGAAAACCATTTCTGGTTATGGGAATATGGATTCAACCAAAGCTTTTGTTGGAAAAGTAAAAAGAAAATGTTAGCGATTGAATCCAATTTCCCATACGTTACTGCCGTGTTGCCTCAGTAGCAAACAGCGGCCTGACGGCATTTGCAGCGTTACTTAACGCTCTTTCGTAGGCTGGCGTTCCAGCTTTAGTGTTTGCCAGACGCAAGAGCGCATTCCTTGCTGCTTTGGACTCATACAAGCGCATGATTGCACCGAAACCAGCCTCAAGTCCCAGTGATACACCAAGGGTTGCAGTTGCGCCAATCGTTCTAATCCTGTTAGCTTGCGATTGTCCTGTCTGTGTTACTACATTTGCGGCGTCCGACCTTGCTGTTTGCTGTAGAACTTCATGAAGAGCATCAAGCTCTTTCATGTGTCTCCCACTGAATATAGTGTTATAGATCTGACCGTCAGATTGCGACTTCAACTTATTTAACTCGGTAAGAAATTTTGTTGGCGAGTCTCCTGCTTTTTCTGCAATCTTGCTGATATAAGCAGCACGCATAGCGTTCTTTCCATCTTCACTAAGAGCAGGCCATATCCTCTTAATATCTGATGGTTTTCTGCTGAATACAACGCTGTTTATTAGCTCTGGAGTAAACTCTTTTTTAGCTTTGTTGAGATTATTCGCAATCCTTTTATTGAGAACTTTATTGAAGACGTTGGAGTAGTCAGAGTTTGCTTTGACGTATCTGGCGGCCTCTCCAGCCCCCAAATACCGCGCTGCGTTATTCCTCAAATCTGCCCCCATTGCCCTCTCCACGGCATCAGTTGCGGCTTTCGCGCTATTAGGAAAAACCATGGCATCTCCCTGAATACTTTCCCTCAAGGCTGACCGCAACTCTCTCAATAGACCAAAATCTATATCTGGTTTAGCAAGTTCTTCTCGCAAATCGGATAACCCGCGAATCAAATTCTTATTTGCCACTTTCCCAAGCCTGTTAGCTCTGGTAAGTACGTTGTCGATAACCTTAATAGATTTTGATGTGTCAACAGGTGTGTCTCCCATTTTGGTTGTAATGTCTTCAATAACGCTTCCGGCCGAATCCTTCCTTGACTTCAGAGAACCATACAGATCGTCAACAACAACTGATGGGCTATATTCACCATATTTCTCAAGCTGTTTTTTAACTAGCTGACTTCTTTTTGCATACTGCTCAGCTCGCTTTGAGCCTGTTCCCAGCAAAGCCCCCTCAGCATCCTGAGTAAGACCACGAGTGAAAGCATTTTTCGGCGGGATTACATCAGATGTCATTGGTGTCACGCCCATCGATTCTGATGTGGCAATTTTCTTCGCCACTTCTGGTGCAATATCACCTTTAAAGGCAGTTATTCCACGCTCAAGCCCTTTTGCAACAGTATTAACAGCACCACCTGTTAGCATGCCAACACCTATATCTGTTGCCAGTTTTCCCGCATCATTTTTCTCACTGTTTGCGGCGAGCGATCCGACTGCGTTTTCTGCCAGAAGACGGGCTGCGCCTTGAGTAATTCGACCAGCAAGTGTTGGCGCCTGAGTTGAAGCACCGCCAACGCCAACAGTAGCCAGGTAAGGCAATGCCTCCGCAAACACCCTACCTTCTGTCGTTTGTGGAGTCAGAGCACCTTGCTGAAGTCCAAACGCCTGCTCTAATCCCTGAGTTGTTACTCGTGGCGCTGGTTGATATGTTCCATCACCAATACCGAGTTTACCGCCAGCCCATGCTGCCGCGCTTGTTACAGCATCGGCAACTGATGCCGGTATGTTTGCCACGTTTACGCCAGCCTGCACCAGTCCGCGACCAGTCTCTTTTACTGCCTCGCCAAGGTCAGACATAAATCCATCTTGCTGTTCTAAAGGCTGCTCTTGATTCTGAGTTGGTTGATTACTGGAAGACAGCATCCTAGCAATGCGGCGCGCGCCCTCAGTATCACCTGCAGCATCAGCATTCCTTAACGCCGTCATCAATTGTTCACGACTATAGGCCATTACTGCCCTCCGAGATATTTGCTAATTAATTCGTCATCGGACAATTGCTGTTGAGGTTGGCTATCGCCATAACTTGAGGAAAGAAAACGTTTTGCCGCAGAGTTCAATGATTCACCCTTCTTAACATCCATCCCCATGATGTTTCGGTTGCGATCAGATTGTCCTGGGCTGCCGTTTGCACTCATCCACTCTGACCTAAACTCGTTGAACTTCGCGTTATTACTTTCCATTTTTGCCATACCCCTTAACCATCGAGCCATAACCATTGGATTATCCGTTTCGCTTGGAATGCCTTTCCTTGCAAACTCAATATCCTTATCTGATGCAGGGCCTGGAGGGAGAAGCTTGGTTGCCTGCGCATTGGCTAGTTGGTTGAATCTAATCCGCATATCTCGGAGGTAGTTATCTTGCCCCGTAAGCTTAGAGAACATATTTTCAGCGTTACCGAACAAACCAGGAGTTGGCTTCTCCTTCTCCAGCGTGTCAGCGAGCGTTGTCATTGAATCGGCAGCATTACGACTAGCTGCCGCATCACCTGCTGATTTTTCTATAGCCTTTTCCATGTTCACTGATAATTTTGGCGCAGCATTAATAAGTTCCTCGGCCTTCTTTTGTGCCTGTTGTACTTCAAAACCGAATTTCTGCTTATCAAGTGCCAGTCTTTCTGCTGCAAGTCCGTGTCCAGTCATTGCTGACTGATAGGAAAGGTTTTGCCCTCTCGCCTGAAGTGCTTCGCCAGCCTGATTGCTGCGGATTGTCTCTGCCAGTCTGCCTCGGTCAATCTCACGACCAGCTATCTTGTCCTGAACAGCAAACGCCTTTTCTGGCCCAAGTGCACCGAGAGACATAGTAGTCAGCATGTGTGATAGCTGCTCTGGATTCTGGATACCTGTCTGAATCATCCAGTCAGCATTAGCCCCCACACGATTTAACCTGTCCTTGTTGTCAGTAATGAATTTACTGTAGGCTTCCGGTCCCTGAGAAAGAGCGACGTTAGCCCTCATGGCTAAATCGCCCATATCGTTGCGTTGCTGCTCATTAAGACCGGAAAACGCCTGTTGTGCCTGTGCAACAAACGCTGGATTTTCCTGGGCAAACTTAAATAGTCCCGACGGATCACCAGAAGCCCATGCATCAGCGTGAACCTTATTGAACGCACTAATAGCTTTCTGTTGCTGTTCCTGATTGTAAATATCAGCAACTCCAGCCAGACCACGTAACGCGGTCAGACCAACGTTATTTGCACCTGAGCGAGCCAACTCATTGTTTTCGCGGATCAGACCAAGCGTTGCGTTAATGTCGCTTGCCTTTGGCGCATTCTCATTTTGCGTACCGATGCCAGCCAGAAAACCACCAGAATTAATACCCTGTTGCCACGTAGCCATTGATTACCCCTTAAAACAACGAGCCAAGCAGACCAAGACCAGCACCGATACCAGCACCCCACGGAGTTGATAGCTCGAGAGCACTGGCTATGCCACCACCCAAAAGCGCACCGGATGCAGCACCACTAACACCCTGCTGCAATGCTGACGGTCGGTTGGCGTTTGCCGCCGCCAGCGCCGCGCTTTGCTGTGAAATCTGACTCATGTTGTTGGCATATGTCTGCCCTGCGTTTGCCTGACCTTGCAGAGCACCAAGCCCAACGTTTGCCAGATTCTGGTAGTTGTTCATCTGGTTTGACAACCAAGACTGACCGAGAGTCGGCGCGATCGTAGCCAGTTGATTGCTTGTGGCTGTCGAACCAAGTCCTCCCGTAGCCTCCGCAGCAGCAAGACTCTGGTAACGAGCCTGACCTGCAAGGTCTTTATACTGCTGAGAGTTGTAATACTGATTAAGTGCCTGACCCTGTCCTTCTAAACTGGAAAGATTCTGAAGCTGGTTAACATACTGCTCCGCAAGCGGCGTGAAAGGAGCAAGGTTTTTCATGATCGTCTGCCACTGCTGATTTTGCAGGTCTGCGGCATACTTCTGAGCTTCTGCTGCATACTTTGCGCTTTTATCAGAACTGCCACCTTTCCCGCCTTTTTCAGGGCAATAAGGTTCCTCACCGCGCAGTTTTCTGCCCAGTTTAAATGCATATAACATAGCTATCTCCCGTGATTCAGGAAGTCGATTAGTTCTTCGCGTGTGACGCTGTAAAACGTCACGTCATCCACGCCTTTGAAGTATTTCTTGATGGTTCCTACACGCTTAAGGCCAATCATTGCGCAGTACATCTGACCGTGGCGGAATTTGCGTGCAGCGAACGATGTGACGCACTGAACAGTGGTGTTAGTCAGAATGTATCGCCAGAACGCCAGCCCGATTTCCTTGCTGAAGCCACGAACCTCTGGCAGGTACATGGCGTGGCAATCGAATGTCAGCGGCTGAATCTCCTGATAGTAAACAATGCCGCCGAACTGCCCGTGCACGTTCACCTCAAAGTAACGGCATTCAGGCTTGTAGTCGTATCCATCACCGTTGTTGCTCCCGGCAATAATGTCAGGGTGATTTCCGACAGCTTCGATCAGGTCGATGTTTCGCGTTGGTTTGAATGTAATCATCAGTCAATCAGCCCATGTAATCTAAGTGCCGTTTCAAGCGCCAGAATACGCTGCCGCGCCTGCTGCAAACCTGTAGCGAGAGCCGCGACTTCGGATTGTGTGTACGTAGTGCCGACCGTGTATGACTGGTTAGCGTTGAATGAGCCAAGAAGAGGTGTACCTGTGGCTGCAGTCCATCCGGTCTGCCTTGCTCCAACGACCTGAATTCCATCAACTGAATATGATGTTTTTACATCCAGCGGTGACGCAAGAGACTGCGATTCGGTTACGGTTTTCGATACGTAATCACTCTTAATGCCAGAGACATCGTTTTCTACGTTATCCAGTCTTTGGTCAACAGTGACCAGATGCGCCTGAATATCGATAACCTCATCCAGCAAGTAATCAACATCGCTACGCAGTACGACTATCTTCCCTTCGGCAGTTGTTAACCTGACCTCAAGTAGATTTATCGCTTTTGTGTTTGCGGTGATTCTTGCATCGTGATCTGCCAGTTCGACGTCCTGTTCATCGTTTTTTACCTGGGCATCGTAAGCGCCCTGACCAGCCTGATTTGCCTTCCCGGCAATTGCACCGACATCAGCTCCCTGATTTATGACATACAGCAGGTAAGACTGGCTGAATATATTGCGTGGCAAAATTGAAGCATCAAGGCGCGTAGCCTGAACCACGACAGGAGCATTCAGTGATGAATCAGCCATTACTCAATCCTTATCTGGCAGCCAGACAGAGTGACAGGTGACTTCGTGATAACGCGCAATTTGAAGCCAACATTTTTCCTGATGCGCCCGACTCGCTTCCACAAAACGCGCTTGTCGTAAACGAACGGTTCATTCTGCTCAATCATCTGCTCACGACCGTAATTTATGCCGTCAGTGGTTGCAGAGAGGAACAGGCGGTCGGCGTACTGCGCAACGCCAGTTGACGATTCAACTTCAAGGTCGAAAACTCTGGCGTTATCCGCTTTGAACAGTGGAGTAAACAGCATGTGTTCTTGCTGTAGCCCATACTGGCTGCTGATGTCGAACTGCAATTTCCCGGTCACGGATTCCAGCTTATCGCCGCACGTTATCTGATTGCCTTCGTAAATGAAGTCGATAGCGCGGTACACATCGTCATACAGTCCTGTTTTCAGCACACACCATTGCGGACCATTGGCGCTTGAAGATGCGTCGTACACGAGGACGTGACGCGGAAGATGGATAATCAGCAACTCATGAGCATCAAACCGCAACGATTCCATCACGCCATCAGCCAGTTCATCAGCAGTGTAGGAGCGGAGGATTTTCTCAATGCTCGCACTGGCGATTTGTGACACCTGACCGGAGCCGATGATGTACACAGACGGCGCACCTGTTGCCGGATTGCTGATAAACGCATAGGAATCAGCAAACGGCGTTTTGCAGTAAGTTCCGGCAATGCCTTTCTGCACCATCAGCGATGGCTGTGCGACATACAACGCGGCACCAACAGTGGTTGCACCAGTCAGGGAGAAATATTCAATCGTCGATGAACCAAAGCAGACGATGAAGTCTCGCCATGTTCCGATGCCGATGATTCCGTCAGGCTGAGACTCGGCACGATATTGTGCGCTGTAGCGGTCAGGATGCGATTCGTCTTCAAGGTCAGTGATAAACCATGAATCCGTGCCGTCTTTTGACCACGCATAACGCCCACGTAAGCGTGTAATGTCACGGACTGAACCTAACTCATACTGAGTGAACCCGCTATCAGTAGGCCAGTTTGAGACGGTTTTAACCGTGCCATCATAGCGATACTCGACCAGCTGACCGTTAACGCCTACCGCCTGTGATGTCCGCCCATGCGCCATTGATACGCGACCACTTCCGGCAACATCACCGACTTCACTTTCACCCTTATACAACTTGCCACCGCAAACGCGATAAACAGCATTCTGCGCCATGTTGTACTCGACACCGCGCGATACACCATTCACATCAGAACGTTTGGCAATGCCCGGGAATGAGCGAAGATATCCGCTGCTGTTCAGGATTTCTTTGGGTGTAGCCAACATATTTACTGGCAGATAGTCGATATAGTCGGCGTTTCTGAAGTCTTTGCCGACACCTTTCATAAGCGGAAGTTGCTGAATCGGCATTTATTCACCTCACGTACTCGGATCATCTTTCTCGATGTAAAACCGATTCCACGTAAACGCGCTTTTGTTACCACTACCGCGAGGCATGTCATTTCGCCGCTCAAGTGGTGGTATTTTGGTTAAAGCGATGCAGATTGTCTGATATGCACTGTCAGCAGCGGTAAGGAGAGCGTCTGACGGCTGAATGACGTTATCCATGCACACTTGCACAGCGAGTTTCAAAGCGACACCATCATTTGCCCATGCGGGGATACCTGAATCATCGTCAGGTAACGGCATGATGCCGTTTTCTGTATCAGCAAACTGATACCCAAGCTCGATACCTTTCGCCTGCCATGCTGCCATCATGTCTTCGAGGTCATTAATGGCATCTTCAATTGCCTGAGGGTCAGCATCTGTCAACGTGGCATTGGAATACAGCCCGGCTTTTCGTAAAGCCTTTAGAACGAGATCACCCTTCGTTTTCGCCATCTTCTTCCGCCTTAGCCACTTTTTGCTTTGTTGCGGTTTCTTCAGGAGTTTTTACCCAACCTTTTTTCAGGTGAGATTTAACTTCTTCGTCATCAACAATGATGTAATCGACAGCAAACTGACCACAGGTGATCATGTTGCCAGGCTTATAGAGCATTGTTCGTGCCATTGTCTTCTCCCAATAAAAATGGGGCCGTAGCCCCACCTAAATTACTGCCCGGCAATAACGATGCCCGTATATTCAGGAACAAGTACAGAGCAACCGTACAGAGTGGTGAAACGAGCAGTGGTTACGCCTTTGATGTGGTCGAAGGCGTAAGACATGATCAGCGTAGCGCCCTGCTCGGTGGTTGCTGTCATTACCTGTGGACCCTGACCAGTCGGGAACGCCAGTTTGCCGTACATCAGCTCAACAGAACCATCAGCCCAGAACAGGTTAGCCGGTGCAGCATTCTTGTTGAGAATGGTGATTGCTGCTGATGCTGCCGGTTTGGCATCGACGTTTGCATATGGACGACTCGCAACATCGGTATTTTCAACAGGGAGAATCTTTGGAGAGATTGTTACGGTAGTTCCGCTAACAGCCAGAACACGGAATACCTGAGGTTGCCCGGTGGTATCTTTTGTGATCTGGTGTACGGAATTCACACCGGCAATGGTGAACGCATCACCAACCTGCAAGCCAGATGCAGATACCGTAATAGTCCCCTGTCGGTTATCAACTGGCATACCATTTGAATCTTTCGCTTCAACCTTGTGTTCAGGTTGACCTGATACTGTCAAGGATTCAGCGCTTCCTTTCGGTAATCGACCAGAAATATCGGTCTTGTAGCTATCAAAGGAAGCAACCGGAGGGATCTGCGCTTTTTCGTATGCTGTCAGGGTTGCGCCCTGAGCGTAGGCACGGTGACCAAGCTCGCCAGCAAGGTCTTTGTAGTTGAAGGGGTTCCAGAAAGAGCGACGGTTGATACCCTGCGGTACACCAATCGCCGTCATGGTGGCATCAATACCTGCCGCACAGTTCCACAAATCACGGCCCTGTGTACCTGTGGTTGAGTCAGACATTGTGATCACGTTAGTAGCACGCTGCGTAACCATGGAAATCAGGTCAGAGTCAATCTGTGCAGCAAGGCGCATACCTGCGGCGCGACCAGCTTCAGTTTTATGTTCCGGGTCACGCATTTCACGCGCATCCAGAGTGTACAGAATGTTTTTCGGCTCCTTGAACACTGAAGGAACAAGGCGCTGAACCAGTGCTGTTGGCGTTTTGCTGCTGAGATCGAGGCCTTCCTCAACGTTCATGTGGTAATGCTGCGGACGATACAGAACATCACCTGCTCGCTGCATTGCTGTATCACCGGGACGGAATTTTTTAGCGTTACGGGAAACTACGCAGGCGGCCTCAAAGCCTTCAACGTAGTTTTCGAACATGATTTCAAGGTCTTTTGCTAATTGGTTAGCCATGCTTAATGCTCCGATAGGTTATTTTTTTGCCTTTTTAGCGGCGAAATACGGCGTCCAGTCACCAGTTTCCAGCGCCTTGGCTTTCAGTTTGTCGAGGTTATTGATTACTGCGCCGTTGCTCCCCTTAACTGTCGGGGTTGTGGCTGCCGTGGTTTTTGCTTTTGGCATGATTCTGGCCTTAGATTCGATACGTTCCAGCAGACGACCAATTGCTACGGGGTTGGTAGCTTCTGCCAGTTGCTTGCGCAGTTCAGCGTTGCGACCAAGCGCCAGAACAACGATTTCCGGCTTCTCTGACTCAAACAGGATCGCGTTTTGTGTCTCGATGGGGATTTCCTCGAGTACGGCCTGTTCTGCTTCCTGATAGCCAGGAACCTTGAGAGCCTTAACACGTTGCTGATATTTGGATAATCGCTCTTGATAAGCAGCCTGAAGCTCCTGCTCCTTCTGCTTGCGAGCCATCTCCTGTTGCTGGTACTTTCCGTTATCATCTGCCCACTTAGCCATGCGTTGCTGATAGATTTCTTCATCGAAACCGATGTCCTCATCATCCAGTTTTGGCATTCGCGGTGGTTGAGTGATTACCGGCTGCTGCTCGACGGGTTTCTGAGACTGACGCATCAGCTCTTTCAGCTCGCGGTCTTTCTCTTTAATCGTCTTGCGCAGGTGTTTTACCAGTCCATGCTCTGCGCCATCTTCGCTGGTTGGCGAATCCAGCTTTTCGTCACCAAAGTAGAATTCCTGTTCTGATTCGTCGTCATCAGTTTCAGTAGCATCCTCTGCATCATTGCCTGAGGACTCACTGCCATCTTCTGTTTCGACTTCTTCAGCCAGTTCGACATCATCAGGAATCTGCTCTGACGCGTCGGTTTCGATTTCAACTTCTGGTGTGTTTTCTGCCATCTGGTCCATTTGTTACCCCTGTTTACTCGATGTTCAGCCCATCGGAAGGCAATAGGGTGCCAGGCCTCATAAAGACAGCCATTGCACGTTATGGGTTAATTACTGCTGTGGTTGTTGCTGAGTTGATTTTTGCAGGATGCTGCTGATGTCCATGCGCTGCGCATGGCCCTGTGCCTGACTTTTCAGGACAAGCTCTGCATCAGCACGGGCATTGTCTCCTTGCTGTTGCTGGAACTGTCCGAGCAGTTTCAGAGCCTCGCGGATATCAGATTTCTGCTGGCTATCGGCAGATGCGAGGATTTTCACAACATTTGCCGCTGCAACCTGAGCATCAGTCTGTGCCTGGAATGCTTTAACCTGAATGGCTGCCTGTTCGTTATGCGCTTTCTGCAATTCAGCCTGACCAGCAAGAAGCTGACCTTGCGCAGCAACCATAGCCGGATCTGGCTGACTGGCCTGTTGTTGTTTTGCCTGCTCAACCATCTGCTGTTCTTCTGGTGTTCTCGGCTTGATAACTCCAGACAGAAGCAACTGATTGCGGTTGTATTCTTTAAGGTCGTCCATCCCTTCGCCGTCCATATTGTCGAGAATCATCGACGATACAAGGTCGTGCTTCGGCGTTCCTGGTGGGATAAGTGCCAGCATGGAAAGTAACGACTTAACCGTTGCATCACGGCGAGTAGCGAACGACTGACCAACATCGACAGTCACTTCATAGTTACCCTGCGAAAGGTCGTTAAGCGCGATAACCTGCCCTGTCTGACGGTCAACCACTTCACCAGTCATCAGCGCCACGTCATCGCTGCCGTCCTCATTAACGATGCGCATTGGCGTATCGCTGCCATAGACCTCACGCGCCATAGAAAGCCACACGACGCCAGCGCGGCGCATGGATTTAGCCATGTTGTCCATGTAGATATAGGACTGCGTATCCATCCGGTTAAAAATGCTATCAACGGTATCGGTGGCGACGTTGCTCGGCATGCTCTCAAGCTGCGACGCACCTGTAATTTGCTGAATAGCCGTTCCGGTGTACTGCAATAGCCCGGCAAGAGCAGGAGGCATTTGTGTCGGAGGTGTCCAGCCAGCAACCTGAGCCTCTGAAATGACCGTTCCGTTTTTGTCCTTCTTGCTGGTCATGGGGAGAACTGCAGGTCTTTTCTTATTCCTCTCTGCCCAGTGATTCATTAATGGACCGGGAATGAAATCAACATCCACGATAGGAATGCCATCACCGCCAGCCTGAGTAGCGTTATCTGCAATCATGGAAACCATCAGGTTCTCAAGACGCTGTGCATCCATCGCTTTTGCAGCGTGGCCTTCGATTCGCTCCTGATTATCAACAAATGAGCGACGCCCATATACCGGGATGAGAGGAATATGTTCGCCCGGAATACGCTTCGGTTCTTCCAGCCATTCAGCGCCAGACAGAAGACCGCAATAAACTCTGCGTTTCTTCACCGTCCGCTCACCGATCAGTTCGAATGCACCATCAGTTAGCTCATCGACAATATCTTTGATTTGATCTTCATCATAGATTGCCGTTTCTCCGCTAACAGGGTTGCGCCATGCCGTGAGCTTCACCTTCTCTATGCGAACTTCGTAGTAGCGCCCAACATAGATGGCATCTGGCGTTGACCAGTCATATTGAGTGCCAGTGTCATCACGAGAAAGGCTTGCCGCGATGGAATCAGGGTATTCAGCCTCGAACGCTTTAGGCGTCATGGAGAACATTTCCATAGCCCACATAGCATCAGAACGGTCATATTGCTTGCTGTCCTGATCGAAGAAGACGCATGTCGCTGGGTCGTAAACAGGAAGAAGGCTGATGCGTCGCTGCTCGTTACTCGGATCCATTTCATCTTCGTAATCGGCACACATGCGGAAACAACCGAATCCGCCCGTTACAGCATCATCAAATGCGTTATCACACGCTTCGCCACCGGATGTTTCCTGATAGTCAGCGCGGAATTTTCCGTTCATCTTTTCGGCTAACGCTTCCGATGCCTTATCGTCCTTCGGCCTGAATTTAACGCTGATGCGATTCTGTCGATACTCGCCAATGATGCGATCACATTCACGGGCAATCTTATTCAGTTCAAAGCGCGGGTAATGCTCAAACCTGCCTTCATCAAATGAGTAACCAGCGTTTGTGCTGCCTTCCCACTGTGCGCCGGACACCCGGACGAAACGTTGAGCCTCAATAATCTGCTCACGCATATCCTGCGTTGCTGACCAGGCATTATCAAAGTTGCACAGCACCTTGCGATGCCAGTCAGCCATCTTTTTTTCTGCCATATCAACCTACACCACAAGGAATTGAGTAACTGGAATAGTCGGGTTGCGCAGCCGACTCCGGGCAATGCATACACATCATCAGCGCATCAGCCAGGTTAGGAGATGGAATACCGAGCTTCTGCTTCATTTCGACCTTAGTCATAAGCTCCAGCTTCCCGTTGTTATTGAATTTGCGCTGAATCTGCGTCAGTTCTGCAAACAGCTTCTCCAGCATCTTCTCGCCTATCGCTTCTTTGTCGAAACTCAGCATGTCGTCGGGGTCTGCATACTCACCGTGAACAACCGCCCGATATGTCAGATACAGCCTGTCAGCCAGCGCATAATAGAATTGCGCTCGCTTATTGCGGAACACATCACCAATAGTGCGAACGTTGTCGCCCTGTACGACTTCATCAGCCCATGCTCCGGCCTGATACGGAGCATCTTCATCGAATGGCGATTCGCTGCCCTTGAACATCGTGGCGGTGATTTTCTTGCCGGAGAACGCTTCCGTTGTCTGTCTGCGTAGCCCGGCACCAACACCATCACCATCCCACAGGTAATGGTCAGCGCCGTCTTCAATCGCCAGCGAAGTAGCCCAGTCAGCACCCTCGTTGATGTCCATCAGCAGGCCTTCGGCAATGCGCTTAACAACCGAACCGTGACGCGATGCATAACCTTTAGCATCTGGCCCTGTATCTGATGGGTCATGCGCAGAGACAACAGCGCCTTTCGCTTTCCATCCGAGTTTCTTGTGCGCATCGGTTGCGGCTTCAAGCCATTCACGTTTGATGATTGCCATATCACTTGCGCTTACTGGCTCACCAAGCCAGATGTGACGATACAGTGTCGGGTTTCTGCGTTTACACTCTTCCATCTCCAGACGGAGAACTTCAGGAAAATGCGGGTTGTCGGTGTAGTTCACCGTCAGCAGGCAAATATCATCGGGAGGATTTACGACGAATCGCTGATAGGTATCGTCGAGGATGTTTTTCGGGTTGAAGCTCACCCATATTTCGGAAAATGGCTTGCGGATGGTTGGTATCAGGATATCCCATGATTCCTTCGTTACCGCTTCCGCTTCCTCCACCCAGCAGATATCAATACCTTCGAGCGATTTAATCTTCGTCGGGTTGTTTTTGATGCCGTAGAACATGAATTCAGCGTTCGTTCCGAGATGACGAATCATTGAACGCTGAATTTCAAACTCAGCCGAATACCCTTCACGCTCGATGGTATCTTCAAGCAACCGGATTACCGAATCGCTGATACTGTTTTGCAGTTCACGAGCGCAGAGAATACGCACAGGCTGCCGACGCGCCGCTTCAACAAGCAGCCTAGCAATTGCCCATGACTTACCGCTACCTCGACCGCCTTTGGCGACTTTGTAGCGATGCGCCTCAATGAACGGTTCAAAGATAGGATTAATCGAGGTCATTTTCCGAATAGAGTGCTCATCGGTGATGTTTCAATCTGAATTGCGCCGCCGTCTTTGCCGACAAGCTCGTTAGTTACCTTGTCGCCATACTTACGGGGATTCATTCGGGCCAGCGCCCATTTGCGGGTATCAACGCGAAGTCTTGCCTTTGCCACCTCAGCAGCATCTGGAATCGCATTGTCAGCAATTTCGAATATCTCTTCGAAAATAGAATCAGCTCGTGCCTCAGTTGCCTTCGCGTACTTGTCGCGAAAATCCTCATGCTTTGCCAACCAGCGGAAAACAGTGGACTTATCCGGCATACCAGGACGCTTACATACTTTCAGCAAACTTTCGCCAGAAGAAAGCAACGAGCAGATATCGTCAGCCACCTCCGGCATATAATCAGAGGGGCGACCAGCTTTTGATTCAGTCGCCATATTCATCTCACTTAGTTGTCATTTCAGGCTGAGCATCATGCTCCGGCAGTGAACAGGTCTAACGCTTCCTTCGATTTACGCACCGCTTCGATAGTGCGGGTCGTGATATCTGAATTAGCGCCGCCTGACTGGAAGTGAATTTTGAATAGCTCAAGCTTCAGCTCGTCAGTGCCAATGAACTGAAATGCTTCTTCTGCGGCTGCGTTCTGGTTCATGACCAGTTTGTAAATCTCTAACTGGAATTTCTGTTCTTCAGTCATGGGAATAATCTCTGCCATTGTTGGCTCCGTTTATCCGTTAAAAGGGATATCAGTTAAGTTATCCCGTGTAGGGTATAAGCCATTATCAAGCCCACCCGTAGATAGGCTTTGTAATGGCTACTTCGCTTTTGCTTCCGCTCGCTTACGCCGGCGCTCTTCTTTCCTCTCGGCTTTTGCCATGTCCATGAATGCCTGCATGATCGAGTTCCGCATCATGTAGCTAACAAAGTGATGATTGACACAGCCGTTGAGGCGCAGCTGCTCGCCAAACTCATCCACCGAGGCCAATGCTTCCATCATGCCCTTCTCACCTTTCATGAACTCTGAGAAGTCACGCCCCGCTCTGGAGGCGCATTCAATGACACGATCACTCATCCCGGAAGCCCGGGGATCGTAATCTGCAGCTGGTTAGCCAGGGAGTTAATCTCAGCGACCAACACTGGCTTCGTATAGCGCCATGCCGCCAGCCCTTGTCCGCAGAAGCTCGCCATATCTTTTTTCTGATCAAACTCATGACACTTCATATTGAGCTGTGCACTTAAGCTGTTGCGATGCTGAAGTTCTCCGGTGAAGTAGTCATCCAGGACTTTATAGGCTGCATATTTAAATCCGGGGTTTAGCCATGCTGCATAATCATAAGCAACAAACTTCCCGCCATATGTTCCACCGTGTACACCGCGCTCAGTAAAAACCACAGATTCGTGGTTTTTCTCCAGCTCGGCTAAGAACTCTTTGGTCTGCTTGTTTCGCAGGTAGTGGTACGGAGATTCAGATTCACTTTTACCACTGGCTTTCCACATATCAGTGAGGCAGATCATGCCATCTTCACCGATACGAATTGGTTGATTGAAGAGGGTTAATGATTTCATAGCGTGTACCTACTCTTTGAAATGAACCTTTGCCGCACAGGAAACCAGCCCACCGAGGCTCGCCAGCACTAACTGGTATCTTCAAAGGCCCATTCCAAAGGGGCAGGTTCGGTGTAAAAAAAACATGCGTTGCGGTACGCATTTATTGCAAAAAAGCCCCGCATCGCGAGGCTCATTAAATGGACTTTGTGATTTGCAAAAAAATTATTTCAGGCATTGCGTCCTGATGTACTCCTGCAGGTAGTTAACCTGCGCGGTTATCTTGTCGATTCCACTTCGGAGACGGTAATAATTGAGTTCAGCATCTGCTGTAAGTCCTGGGCTTTCTCCATCGCCCATGCCGCTGGCTCCGGTCGTTGACTTTGCACAGGTGGCGGCGACTTGCAGGCGCTTACGCCCAGCAGAAACATCAGCACGGAGACTTTCGATAGTCGCGTTAGCATCAGCAAGCTCCTTTGTGTATCTGGCGTCGAGTTCTGCTACATCACGTTGACGCTTCTGCATGTCAGCGATGATGTACGTGGCTTTATCGCGCTGCTCTTTGTAGGCGATTGCATTATCACGGTAATGATTAACAGCCCATGACAGACAGACGATGATGCAGATAACCAGAGCGGAGATAATCGCGGTTACTCTGCTCATACCTCAATCTCTCTGACCGTTCCGCCTGCTTCTTTGAATTTTGCAATCAGGCTGTCAGCCTTATGCTCGAACTGGCCATAACCAGCCCCCGGAAGTGAAGCCCAGATATTGCTGCAACGGTCGATTGCCTGACGAATATCACCGCGGTCAATCATCGGTAAAGCGCCACGCTCTTTAATCTGTTGCAGTGCCACAGCGTCCTGGCTTTTGGGAGAGAAGTCTTTCAGGCCAAGCTGCTTACGATAGGCATCCCACCAACGGGAAAGAAGCTGGTAACGTCCGGCTGCTGTTGATTTGAGTTTTGGGTTTAGCGTGACAAGTTTGCGAGGGTGATCGGAGTAATCAGTGAATAGCTCTCCGCCAACAATGACGTCATAACCATGATTTCTGGTTTTCTGCCGTCCATTATCAGTTCCCTCTGACCACGCCAGCATATCGAGGAACGCCTTACGTTGATTATTGATTTCCACCATCTTCTACTCCGGCTTTTTTAGCAGCGAAGCGTTTGATAAGCGAACCAATCGAGTCAGTACCGATGTAGCCGATGAACACGCTCGTTATATAAGCGAGATTGCTACTTAGTCCGGCGAAGTCGAGAAGGTCACGAATGAACCAGGCGATAATGGCGCACATCGTTGCGTCGATTACTGTTTTTGTAAACGCACCGCCATTATATCTGCCGCGAAGGTACGCCATTGCAAACGCAAGGATTGCCCCGATGCCTTGTTCCTTTGCCGCGAGAATGGCGGCTAACAGGTCATGTTTTTCTGGCATCTTCATGTCTTACCCCCAATAAGGGGATTTGCTCTATTTAATTAGGAATATGGTCGGTTACTGATAGAACAAATCCAGGCTACTGTGTTTAGTAATCAGATTTGTTCGTGACCGATATGCACGGGCAAAACGGCAGGAGGTTGTTATGGCAACCTCATGCCACCCGCTTTCACGAAGGTCATGCGTAGAATGCCGCAGCGTAACTATCACTGATGAATTCAGGATAGCCAGTGGCTACGGCTCAGTTATGGTGCTGGTTAACGGACTTGAACCGCTACCCATTCGCTTACAAGGCGACTGCTCTACCATTGGAGCTAAACCAGCATATTTGGCGGGACAGCGTGGACTCGAACCACGATAAGAAGGTTAACAGCCTTCCGTAATGACCTTTATACGACTGACCCAAATAAAAAAAGCCACCGTTGCAACTTAAGAGTCACTAACGGCAGCTTATGCCAATAGTGTTGCTCATTTGCTCAATGATGTCAACACGTTCTATGCTACATGTTTAATTTTCTCTACACGTTTCCGATTTTTAAACGCACTATCCAGAACCGGGTAAATCATAAACAACGAGGCATTAAGGATTTCGTCAACTTCCCGTCGACAGGTTGCGAGCGATGGTTTTTGAATGCGCCCGCCGCCCCGGCATAACATCTTGCGAGGTCTTGCGACGCGATGATAGTAAGATGCAATGGCGTGCTTGGAAGATCCATGGGCGTAGTAGCTGAGGAGGATGCCAAAGGCTTTCTTGTCAATGTACATGACGGAATCGACGACCTGAGAAATCAACATTCCATCATCATCATTGCACATTGGCCTTGTCATAACTCTTCCCGGCTCTACGCTCTCCATGAACTTCGCTATTACGCTGCTCATGCGCTTTTCAAGACGACCTGAATAAACCCATGCGCCCCACAGTTCAAGCCAGCCATTCAGCCACTCCTGCTGTTCTTTGGTGAGGTTTAGTTCTCTTATGCCCATCGTCTTCCCCTCTTGCCCTGTTTGACCATCAGGACGCCGTTAACTATTACGTGACGCTCGCCTTTGCTGTCTCGGTTGTACTTGAGCACTGTTCCTCTTGCGCAGGAAAGCATCCTCGCCACTTCGGTCTGATTGCCTCGTGTCTGGATAAGAAGCTCTGGTATCGTTTGAATTGTGGCGTTCATGCGTTCTCCAGTTCGGTGATTTTTATTCCAAGCCTTCCGCCTGGTACTTTCACACCACGAATTACGCGAATGTCATCGAATTGCTCGTCGTCTTCCGCAAATCCGGCGTGGATAAGGGAATCGAGTAAACCTTTCAGGATGTTATCGAGGTCGCGGCGGCGGGAGTCTGGAACGTCTGCGATGACTTTGATGCGGAGTCGTGATTTGGTGAAAATATCTAACTTGAGTTGGTGGATGATTTGCTGAACGTCTTTTCGGTATTTCTGGCCTTTATCGCTGATGTAGTATTGGCTTCCCCGTCTTCGCCAGTAGGTATTCACCGACGGCGGGTATGGAAGCACAAACTGATATTCGTTCATGACTTAATCTTCCCCTCCTTCAGCAGTATCGCCTGCGTCCTGATCACGCCTTCGAGGTGGTAAAGTCTGGCGTCTTTGTTGTCGAGATTATGGGTGCGTCGGTCGATTTCATCGTGACACGCGCTACAAGCCCATGCGCCAATCAGGTCGTCAGGCTTCATTCCCGTTCCGCAAATTCCAGCCATCCGGTAATGTGCCAGAACTGTAGTTTCAGGATTACCATTGCATACGCCGTAAATACGTACCTGGCATTCTCTTCCGCGCGCTTCTTTGCGTAGGTTAGCCATTAAGCAGCCTCCCCTGTTACTTTCAGCATTCCGTTATCGAGCAGCTTTCTGGTCAGCCACTGTTGGCCACGCCCGGTGATTTTTGTGGTGAACGATATCTGTATTCCGTGATTTGTGTTGACCGCTGTTTCTTTCACTGTGAAATAGCCGCGATCCATATATTCCTGCATTGGCACATTGCGCCGGGAACCTGAAGCAATAAGGATTTTGTGATCGCGCATCCACGCAAACAGTTTGTTTGGACCAATTCCAACAACCTTTGCAAAGTTTCCAATCAAAATTCCGCTGGCCTCGCCAACGCGATCGGCAAACTCAACTTTAGGTGCGGCAATTGCGAGCTGGTTTTCCAGTTGCATTTTCTGCTCAGCAAGATCAGCAGCAAGGCGCAACGCTTCCGGTAGCGTTTTGGGGATATTAACCGCAGCTTCTTCAAGCTCTCGCCAGCGGTCAACAAGGCGAGCGGTGAACTCTGGCGACAACTGGGCTACAACGACAATACTGTCTCGCTTTCCTTGTTCGCCTTCGAATACATACACACAAAAACTTTGATTTAAGCCTAACCCATTGATTCTTCCACAATCCTCAATTTGAGGAAGCCGGATAACACCATTTTTAGCCAGCGTTTCGATGGTACGTTTCACATTGTCATGACGCTTACCAACCAACTCAGCGATTTCAATGCTTGTCATTTTTATGGCATTGCCATTTATTAACTCATTCATCGTCTTCTTCCTCGTACATTAAGCTATTCGGATCGCTCATCAGTTCTGCGCAGCAGTGCTCACACACGTGAACTTCCAGCACATGCAGCTTCTGACCGCAGTTAGCGCACGTTAAAGCCCGCTCGACGCTTTCTTTCTGGTATTGAATGGATTGGGATGGGCTAAGCATTATTGGATTCTCTGCATCATGAGAAAGACAATCATGGCTGCGCGGAGAGGGTTGTCATCAAGAGTAATATGCTCACCAAAGCTATCAGCCTCCCACCATGACACTGCTTTCATGCCAGGGTTTGCTCGCTTGTATGCACATACGCTGATCATGTTTTCCATGATAATCGGCCATGCGTCTGCCGGGTTGTTGCAGTAGTCAGCTGCCGCTATGCAGATATATTCAGAATTAACTTCTGCAACAATCGTTACTCCTTCCTTGCTAGGGAGATTTCTGGCAACAAATAGACCATTCCTGTCTTTATAAATAACCTCTGCTACTCGCTTGTTAATTTCAAAATCACTTAACTGTGAATAATCCATTGTCATTTCCTCGCACGATGTCTTAGCCACCGGATATCCCACAGGTGAGCCGTGTAGTTGAAGGTTTTTACGTCAGATTCTTTTGGGATTGGCTTGCGTTTATTTCTGGAGCGTTTCGTTGGAAGGTATTTGCAGTTTTCACAGATTATGTCGGTGATACTTCGTCGCTGTCTCGCCACACGTCCTCCTTTTCCTGCGGTAGTGGTAACACCCCTGTTGGTGTTCTTTCACACCGGAGACACCATCGATTCCAGTAAGGTTGATTTGGTCGGAAGCGGTTATCTTCTTTGCATTCACCGCACCGATAACATCGCATCATGCTGCCCGGTCTCCCCATCGCGCTTTCCACTCCAGAGCCAGTCTCGCTTCGTCTGACCACTTAACGCCACGCTCTGTACCGAATGCCTGTATAAG